TGGGTATTTCCCTTATTGTAAACCATATATAAAAAGCTAAGTATTCCGCCGAATATCGCACATTGTACAATGTTGTGTTTGCCCCAGAAAACAGCCATTTTTTCCTGTGGATAACTTTAGTGATACTGTTAAAATTAAATAGTATTTATCCTTGTTTACGTTTGACGTATAATCAAATATTTTATATGATATCTTTATATTAACCGAAAGGAAAAATTAAATGACTAAATCAAATGCGACTTTTAACCCTAGTCAATTAACGGGGAAAATTAAAGATAACTTATCAGATATTGATAAGAAACAAAGCGGTATAAATTCGGCTGTTGTTAATAATGCCAATTATATTTGTCAGTTTATTATTTATGATGAATTTCAAATAATGAGCGGTAATAAATTCACTGCTGAAGAATTAACCAATCATTGTAAACAATTTGCTGACTTATGTTTAGGTATTCCTGAGGCGGACTATAGCAAAGCGGATAAATTCAGCCAGAATAAAAGAGCATCATTGAGAGACAGTATGAAAATTGCACAATTATTAATAGGGCAATCTTTGTATATTTCAGACCTTGACGAAACTAAATCAAAAATGGTTTCTAATCGTGGTTCAATAATGATTAAAAATCCTAATACTGTTGCGGGAACTGAAAGATTTAACCCGCATGGTGATGAACAAGT